AGCTTCTCTCTCTATTTTGGGGAAAACCAGCCCGAACCAGCCGCGATCAACCCGGATCAACTCGACTCGACTCCGGTGAGCCATGACCGGCCGCGACTAGAAACGCCCGGTTTGGGGGGATACTCCTACGGCCCTGCGGTTGCGCGTTGGGCGAAAGAAAATCTCAACATTGAGTTAATGCCGTGGCAGGTGAACGCGTTGTCGGGTCAACTTGCTCATGATGAGCATGGTCGGTTGGTGTTTCGTGAGTCTCTTGTTAGTACCGCGAGACAACAAGGTAAATCGGTGGCGCTTAGGGCGCTTATCGGGTGGTGGCTGACGGAATACGCCGCGACGGTTGGCGTTTCGCAAACGGTGTTGTCGGTGGCTAACAAACTTGACCGCGCCGAGGCGATCTTTAATGATTTAGCGTTCATGTTGCGTGACCGGTATGACGGCAAACTCTTACAGGCGATTGGCCGTAAATCTGTGACGCTACCAAACGGGTCGCGGTGGGAAATCCGTGCGGCGTCACCGTCCTTACATGGCGGGTCATACGATCTCATTGTGGTCGATGAGCTGTGGAACATTAGTGCCGCGGTGCTAGACGACGCTTTACGGCCGTCACAAATTGCGCGTCCTAACCCGTTGTTGTCTATGTGGTCTACTGCTGGCGATGAAGGCTCGACGTCAATGATCCAATACCGGGAAAATGCGTTAGCAGAAATTGACCGCGGTGAACGGTCATACTCATACTTTGCCGAGTGGTCAATGCCGCCTAATTGTGATCCTCTCGACGAAGCGTCGTGGGCGTGGGCGAACCCGGCGTTGGGTCGAACGGTGACCTACCAAGCGTTACGGGTTGCATCAAAAAAAGACTCGTTCGCTAGGGCGCATCTCAATCTGTGGCAAGCGTCGCGGGGTGCATGGCTAGCGCCGCATGAATGGGACGACTGGAAAACTACCGACCCGATGCCCGGTGGCGGCGTGCTGGCGGTGGACTCATCGGTGGACGATGCCCGCTATGTCGGGGTGCGATCGACAGTGAAAGACGGGCGCATACATACCTACGCCGAGTTCGTTGTGGACAACGAGGACGCTATGTGGGCAGAAATTGACCGTGTACTGACCGATAAAACAGTACGTTTGGCGATTACGCCGACGTTGGAAATACATTTACCGACCCGGTATTCGTCGCGGTACACACTGGTTGGCTACGGCGAGCTTTTGAAATACACCGCGCTTGCACGGGCGATGATCCTGGAAGGCAAAGTCGCGCATTACGGGCAACGCAACCTGGACGAACACATGTACCGAGCGGTCATGAAAAAAACCGCGCAAGGCGCTGTACTCTCGTCGCAGGCATCACCGGGGCCGATCGAATTGGCGCGGTGCTCGGTGTGGGCTATCGCGTTGGTGTCACGCCCGGTTAATTCTCAAAAACCCGTGTTCGTTGTCGCAAAGTAACGTAATCTGTGGTAGGCGTCTGCCTATGATCGTCGGGACATAGGTAGCCGCCACTAATCGAGGACAAATGGCAATCTTCACCCGCAAAGAAACAAAAGCGCAGATAGCAGCACCGCCAGTAGGGAAAGCAGCCGCGGCCGGCACCGGGTACACGTCGAGTTTTGCGGCGTCAATGGTGGGCCAGTATTACACCTACCAAGAAGGCGAAGCACGAAACCGCGCGATGCAAATCCCGGCGATTAGCCGTGCCCGTGATCTTCATGCGTCTGTTATTGCGGCTATGCCAATGAAGATGTATCGCGAGTTTTGGGACGACACCGCCCGCGAAATGGAAGATGAGTATTTAGCGCCGCGATCATGGCTACGTCGACCCGATCCACAAATTCCATACGAAACGCTTATGGCGTGGACGTTTGACGATTTATTCTTTTTTGGTCGCGCGTTTTGGTACATCACCAGCCGCACCGCTGACGGTTTCCCAGCATCGTTCACGCGTCTACCGACCGGGTCAATAACGACCGAAGATCAGGTCGGCCCGGTGTGGTTCGCACCGTCAAACGAGGTCTACTTTCAGGGCGGCAAACTCGACTCAGCGAACCTTGTGCAATTCATTAGCCCGTTACAAGGCGTGATCTATTCCAGTGAGCAGGCTATTGCTACCGCACTAAAAATTGAGGACGCACGGTTCCGTAACGCTATGACCGCGATCCCGTCGGGCATTTTGAAGCAGACAGGCGGCGAACCGTTATCGGCCGCCGAATTAGCCGATCTTGCGGCAGCGTTTAACGCGGCACGTCAAACAAATCAAACAGCAGCTTTAAACGAATACTTGTCGTACGAGGCCACGACCGCGACACCGGACAAGATGCTGCTCATTGAGTCGGCGCAATTCTCGGCGTTGCAAATGGCGCAAATCTGTAACATACCGCCCTACCTTTTGGGCGTACCAACCGGGTCATACGCCTACACCAATAGCCGCGAATCTCGTTGGGATCTATGGCTATACGGCACTAAAACCTACGCCGAATGCATCACGTCAACCCTCTCGGGCAATAACGTGTTACCAAACGGCACCTACGTTGAGTTTGACACCGACGAATACCTCGGCGAGATCGATGACGCCGACATGAACCGAAACATGGACATAACAGAACCCGAAACTGGAGAAAACCGAGCATGATCCGCTTTACAGCTAACAACGTCACCGTCGACGCAGCCGCCGGAGACACGCCGAGCCGCACCATCACGGGGATTGCGGTGCCATACAACGAAACCGCAATCGTATCCGACGGTCAAAAGGTACGTTTCAACGCTGGCGCATTACCCGTTGACGGTAAAGCACCAAAACTGTTCATGTACCACGACTCGTCCCAACCCGTTGGCCTTGTCACCGAACGCGTCGACACTTCCGAAGGCATGCTGTTTAGCGCCAAAATCAGCGCCACCGCAGCCGGTGACGAAGCACTAACACTCGCACTAGACGGCGTACTTGACTCCGTGTCGGTCGGCGTCAACCCAACCGCGTTCACATACGACGATGACGGCACCATGATCGTCAGCAAAGCCGAGTGGCTAGAATTATCATTAGTCCCCATTCCCGCGTTCGCAGGTGCTACTATCACCGATGTAGCCGCAAGCGCCACAACTCCCGACGACACAACCGAACCCACGCCAACCGTCGAGGAGACAACACAAGTGGACACCAACCCAATCGAAACAGTCGTCGAGGCCGCGGCAATTCCAACCGCACCACTTCCCGCACAGCCAAAACGCAAATTTGACATGCCAACCGCCGCCGAATACTTGGCCGCATACCACATTGGCGGAGAAACATTCGCAAACGTGCAAGCAGCAGCACGCGAGTTCGCATTGTCAAAGCAGACAGCGTTGCAAGCAGCAGCCGGCGACGTACTCACCACCGACACACCCGGTTTGTTGCCGGTGCCAGTGCTCGGCCCAGTGTTCGACGATCTCAACTACATTCGCCCTGTTGTGTCAGCAGTCGGCGCACGCGCGATGCCTGACGGTGGACAAAGCAAAACCTTCATCAGACCTACGTGGACGACCCACGTTTCAGCCGGTGCTCAATCGCCTGAACTGTCAGCGGTGTCGGCGACAACGCCTGTTATTGCGTCAAACGTGGTTTCTAAAACCACCATCTCAGGCCAAGTCACCCTCTCAGTTCAAGACGTGGATTTCACGAGCCCCGGTGCTATGGACATTATTCTCCGCGATCTTGTCGGCCAATACATGTTGCAAACCGACGCCGTTGCATGTAACGCAATCACCAACGGTGGCACCGCGTCCGGTTCAACATGGACTGTTACCGCAAACGATCCGTCAACGTTGATCGCAGCGTTGTATGACGCAGCGACCGACATTCTCGCCGCAACAAACTTCCTACCTGACCACATTTTTGTTAGCACCGACGTATGGAAGAAACTTGGCTCACAGTTGGACGGCGACAAGCGTCCAGTGTTCCCATACACCGGCGCAGCAGGCCTTATGGGCGTTAACGCAATGGGCAACGGCGCAGTGACCGCAATGAGCGTTTTTAACCCATTCGGTTTGAACCTTGTTGTCGATCGTGCGTTTGCTGAAAACACAATGACCGTCGCACGAGGCGCAGCAATCGAGTTCTACGAGCAAGTACGCGGCATCATGTCGGTCGAAGTACCAAGCACACTCGGTCGCACATTCTCCTACTACGGTTACGTTGCGACGTTCATCGCTGACGGCGACCAAGTAAAAGAAATCGCAATCGCTTAACCCGAAAGGCCAAACATGGCCGAGGAAGCCGCCATTACGTTTCGCTACCGCATAGACGACTATGCGGTAGTGCAACTACTTACAAACGTCAACGTTACCGTCGGCGAAGAAGTTGAAATCTCCGGTGTACCCGGCGGGTTTAACGACTCCGGCGTGATCGTCACCGCGTTACCGCAATACAAGTTTTTGGGCACAGACTCCGACGGCGTACTCATGTACGACTACGAGTATCCGATCCCTAACCAAGTGTTGTACCAAAACGTCGGCGCCGATGTCGAGTACGGGCCATGCGACCCCTATGGGTCGTTAGAGTACGCGTACGTTTGTACATGGGTCAGCGTTGCTGACATACAAAACTACGTCGGCATAACGGTCGCTACGGCAGCAGAAACAACGTTTTTGACGCAATGCCGCAACTCGGCTAATAGTTTTTGTTTTCGTCGACGTCGTGAAGCGGGATACAGCGATCAACTAGCCGTGGTGCCTGACGAGTCCGTCAAACTTGGGACGATCATGTATGGCGCAGCGTTGTACCGTCAACGTGGCTCTATCGACACGTTTGCTGGATTTGACGGCATGAGCACCGCACCCGTTACCGGGCTATCACCAATGATTAAATCCTTGCTTGGCATTGACCGCCCACAGGTGGCCTAATGGCGTGGCCCGACCTATTCAACGAAGGCATCGACGACCTAGCGACCACGCTCGCCACGATTTCGGGGCTACGCGTCGTGACGAACCCGAAAGACATTAACCCGCCGTGCGTGTTCATTAACGCGCCGTCAATCGACGCATGGAACTATAACATCGCAAAAATGGAAGTCCCGGTTGACGTGGTAACGCTTGGCCCGGCCTCGCTCGACGCCCTACGGGACATACTGGCGATCGTCGCCAAGCTGTTAGCCAAAAACGTCGCGGTCACGTCAGCAACCCCGGCAGTATTCGAGGTCGGTTCACAGACATACGCCTCGTATCGTGTTATTATCCCTATGCAGGTACAAACAGCATGAACACCGAATACATTATCGTCAGCGAGCGCGTCGGAGAACCGGGCGCATCGTACACACCAGCCGAAGGCGTCAACGTCGAGGCATTACTTGCTGGCGGTTTTATTGCCCGCAAAACTTCCCGACAGAACAAAACAACCACAACAACCGAGGAAGTAACCGAGGACAATGGCAACTAGCATTTACCTTTCAAACCCTGTCGTGACCGTCAACTCGGTTGACCTATCCGACCAATGCACCGCAGCAACATTCACGCAGCGATACGATCAGCTTGAAAGCACCGCGTTTGGTGACTCATCACGCAAATACACGTCAGGACTTGGCAACCACGAGATCACACTTTCGTTGTACATGTCATACGCCGCAACGGAAACATACGCAACACTTTCCACGCTTGTCGGCACGACCACCACGATCCGCGTACAGCCAAGCGCGCCACCGGACTCGGCAACCAACCCCGGTTTTATTTTGACCGGCGCGTTCTTGCCTGAACTACCCGTGATTAACGCAACAATGGGCGAACTATCAACCATTGACGTCACGTTCGTTGGCGGCGTATTCACCACCGACACCACCGTCTAAATAACCCTTTACCCGGCGAAAGGCCCGACATGAAACTCACACTCCGCGTTGACACCGGCGACGGCCCCTACGAAATCAGCACCAACCTTGCGGTCATTGTCGCATGGGAACGCAAATACCGACGCAAAGCAAGCGATCTTGCTAGCGGGATCGGCATGGAGGATTTGGCATACCTTGCCTACGAAGCAAGCAAACGCGCAAACATTGTCGTACCCGTCGAGTTTGACAAGTTCATAGACAAACTTGTAACGCTTGAAGTAGTCAGCGAGGAACCCGAAAACCCTACCGAGCAGGCACCTACCGACACGCCCTAGCCTCGCTGTTAGTTGCTATCGGTTGGTGGCCGCATGAGATAGAGTTCACTACTGACGACCTAGCGACCGTCACCAAAATCCTTAACGATCAACGAAAGCGACTCTAATGAGCGTACGCGCCGAAATTGAAGTAGTAGGCATCAAAGAAGCGTTACGCGAAATCAACCAAATTAGCCCCGCCGCGCGCCGAGAAATAACCAAAGATTTCAAGCGCATCACAAAACCCGTTACCGACCTAGCCCGTAATCGAGTACCAAAAGAACCACCGCTATCAGGTTGGGGCCGTTCGTGGCAAACACCCGGTACCCGTTTTCAAATGTTGCCGTGGAACTCAGCGCCCGCGCAAAAACTTATTGACGCCAAAGTATCCGGCAAACGACCACGCGAATACGCTGGGCAAATACGCGATCTTGCGGTGTTAATCATTCGGTGGCGTGGCACCGTCAACACGTTGTACGACATGTCACAAAAACCGGAAACACCACAAGGCGCGGTAATGATCGCAGCACTAGAACGCCGTTGGGGTGTAGCATCGCGAAACATGTGGCCAGCGTACGAAGCCAAAGAGGACGAAGTAATAAACGCAATCCGTGACCAAATCGAACAAGTTATGGATCAGGTCAACCGCAAGATAAATAGGAACGCCTTGTAATGGCCGTACGCATACCACTCATCACAGATTTTGACGGTCGCGGTATTCAACGCGCCATGCGCGAATTTAAACAGCTCGAAGGATCAGCAGCCAAAACAAAATTTGCTTTACAAAAAGCGTTCCTACCAGCAGCTGCGGCACTAACCGGGTTAGCCGTTGCGGGCGGTAAGGCCGCTATGGCCGCGATACAAGACGAAAAAGCCCAAGCGCTACTTGCGGGGCAACTCCGCCGCACCACCGGCGCCACACAGCAACAAATAACCGAAATCGAGAATTGGATCGACGCACAAGGCCGGTTTCTCGGTGTCGCCGACGACGAACTACGCCCCGTCATCAGTCAACTCTCCACCGCTACCGGCAACCTCGCAGACTCCACAAAACTTGCGTCGCTTGCTATGGACATAGCAACGTCGACGGGTAAGCCGTTAGCCCAAGTCAGCGAAGCGTTAGGACGCGCCTACAACGGGCAATACTTAGCATTACGGCGCCTCGACCCGTCACTGTCGGGTCTTATCAAAACGGGGGCGTCAGCCGACCAAGTGTTTGGATCGTTGCAAGAAAAATTCGGGGGTGCCGCACAAGCAAACGCCGAAACAACCGCAGGCAAATACCAAATTTTGCAGGTACGTCTTGGCGAACTACAAGAGACAATTGGCGCCGCGTTACTGCCCGCAATCGACGCGTTACTGCCGCTACTGACCGCGTTTGCTAATTGGGCGCAAAACAACTCCGGTGTATTTGTCGCAATTAGCGCCGTTATTGGATCGCTAGCCATCGCCATAATTGCAGCGAACGCCGCCGTCAAAGCATGGAATTCGCTGACGATCATTACCGCCGGACTGAACGCCAAACTCGGCACATCATTTACACGCCTACAAACAGCTCTTGGCGCGGTCGGCCTCGTACTCGGTGCAGCAACCGCGATCTACATGAGCGTTAAAGGCGCCAAAGACAAACTCAAACAGTCCACCGAAGGTCTCATCGACGTACTCAAACTCGAAGCAGGCGCACAAGAGGACGCACTAGCTCAACTCGTCGCCACCGACGGCAACACCAAAAAACTCATACAAACACTCGAAAAAGTCGGTTTATCGTTTAACGACGTACGACAATACGTCGAAACAGGTACCGGCGCGCTCGATCTATCTAACAAACAATTTACCGATCTCAGAAAACAACTCGGCCTGACAACGATCGAACTCGGTGTCATTCTTCAACCGCTGGCCGACATGCGCAAAGCGTTCCTCAACAACGCCGAAGCAGCACGACTAGCCGGCGCCACAATCGCAAACCCATACAAAGGGTTCGATGTCGTCAAGTATTACGCCCGGCAAGGCGTCAAAATCGGCGAAACAACAACAGCCACCGCCAAACTCGCCGACACAAGCAGCAAAGCCGCCGACAAAATGCGCGAAGCGTTCAGCCGTGCCCGCGCCGGTATCACCGACGCACTCAACGCGATCATCGCCAAACGAGACGAATACGCCGCCACGATCGCCGACGCCGTGCGCAGTACGGTCAACTTTTCCGGTATCTACACCACCGCAAAAGAAGCCGGTCAAACTTTTATGGCGGGCCTTACCGAAAGCGTCGCAAAAGCAAAAACGTTTGCTACTCGCCTACAGCAACTACTACGCGCCGGGTTATCGCAATCGGCAATTAGCCAAGTAGCCGCGGCAGGCGCCGAGGCAGGCACCGCGATAGCCGACGAACTACTAGCCGGTGGTGCCACAGCGATCGCACAGGCCAACGATCTTGTCGCAGCTGCGGAACAGGCCGCTAAGGAGACCGGTACGTTGGCGGGGGCGACGTACTACAACGAGGGTGTCGTGCTAGCCCAACAACTCACTAAGGGCATCACGGACGTTATTAGCAAATACAAAATCAAACTCTCATCACCGGGGTTGACCGAGAAACAACTACGGCGTCTACAAAACCGGTTCGCGGTTGACATCGACTTTGTTATGCAAAACGTACCCGCGCTCGCAAACGGCGGGATCGTGACCGGCCCGCAATTAGCGCTAATAGGGGAGAAAGGCCCGGAAGCAGTCATACCGCTCGACCGTATGGGGCAAATGGGTAACGTCACAATCAACGTGAACGGTGGCGACCCGCAAGCAGTCGTAGACGCCCTAGTTCGTTACAGCCGGCAAAACGGCGCATTACCACCACAGGTCAAAGTGCAATCATGACATTGTTCAACGATTTTACGGTTGAATACTTGCCGTCTACTACATGGGTAGAACTCGACGATCTCGTGGAATTAACCTGCAACATAGGCCGCAAAAACAACACCGATGTATGGCCAGTATCAACCGCACGTTTCAAGTTTCGCTACCCGTCAGGTTTTGCTACACCATTAACCGGGTTAAACGTCGATGTACCGATCCGTTTTCAATCACCAAACAACGTCACCGGATACGCATGGAACGGCTACATAAAAGACGCATACGTCGAATGGGGTATGCCGTACGCCAATTCGATCGGTAACGACGATTATCTCATCATCGAAGGCGAAGGCGCACTCGGCAAATGGGGACGTCAAAACGGCGAAGGCTACACATACAGCAGCGGGCCAGCCAGCGGAACACTTACACCAGTACTAGCAAACTACAATCTTGACTGGAACGGTAACGTCACCGACGAACCCGTTGCGGGCGACACCATTAACGAGTCGTTACTATCGTGGTTTCAACGGTTCGTATACGCAACCCAATCACGAGTATTAGACGGGTACACAAAATCGACGATCGACGACACATTACGCCGCGGCACCGTGTATTTGTTATCAAACGCGTCACAAACAAAATCATCGGTCAGTTTCTCAGATACAACAAACGACTCGACTACCGCCATTTACCAAGAAATAGAATTCGACAGTATTGCGGACAATTTTTTAACTCAGGTAGTTGTAACCGCTGACGGCAAAACAACACAACGCGCCGAAACAGGATCGGCGCCGTACCGTAGTTTTACGATCGATGCGCTTGCTGACAGCGAAAGCCAAATGCTTAACATCGCCGAGTTTGTGTTGTCGCGAGCCCAAGGACAAGAAATAGCACCAAGCAAAATCACTGTGAGTTCACTAGGGCAGAACGGGGCAAAAATAGACACAATGGGCGGGACGTTTATGTTTACGCCGGGGTATTACACCGAGGTCGAATTTCGCGGTACGACGTACATTGTTCACATTGAAGGCGCCGCTATGACGGCGAACCCGGAATTCACGAGGATTACTTATTATTTGTCGCCGTACGAAGCAAACGCATTTTTTATTTTGGATTCGACCGATTTCGGTATTTTGGATACCAACAAATTGGCATTATACGACGCGTAATTAGAGTTAGGATTATAGAGTTATGGCTACGCCCCCGGATTTTACTACAGGTCAGGTTTTAACCGCGGCACAAATGAACGCCGTCGGATTATGGCTAGTCAAGGAACAAACGATCGGTTCGGCGGTGTCTAGCGTGACCGTGACCGACGCGTTCAACGCAGATTTTGAAAAATACCTACTTACTGTTAACGGGGGAACTGCCTCGGCTGCTAATGGTGATTTACGGTTACAAATAGGTGCGGCGGTGACTGGTTATTATTATTCAATTATTTATAGTAGTTACACATCTTCACTAAATCAAGTGTTCAGCCTACAAGCCGCAAACACTACCATTTTTCCCTATGTTGGAACTTTTACGAGTGACGGCTTGCAATTACATTGCGAAATAACTAACCCGTATTTGACGAAACGAACATTTGTGCAAAGTTTGTATGTTTCAGCGAACACCACTGGCAGCGCTGGAACTTTTCAAGGTTTTGTAAATACCGCAACAAGTTACACAGACTTAATTGTTAGTTGTAACACAGGAACCATGACGGGCGGCACAATACGCGTCTACGGATACAGGAATTAACGCTATGACTATTGACGAATACAAAGCCTTATACCCGATCAACGCCGTGTTTATTCAAGTGGACGACACCGAACGCACTATGACGCCCAAGGAATATGACGCGTGGGTTGCTCAATGCGTTGACAACATTAACAATTACGTCGGGCCATGAGCGACACCGTTTTAGCCGCGATTGTGACGGGCGGGTTCGCCGTGGTTGTAGCCCTACTCGGGTTATTTGCCCGGGCAAACCGCAAAGATCACAACGTGAACACCGCCAAACTTGACGAATTGTTACGCGGTCATGGCCGTATTGAAGGCAAGATCGACGGCCACATAAACGACCACGCCAAAGGCGACGTATGAACCCCGCCGTCAAATCGTATTTGCGCCACGTCGCTATTGCGCTGACGCCATTACTAACGGTGCAAGAGTCCGATTGGCGTCATTACCTGTTCGCGGTCGCGTTAGCGATCCTCGGGCCGTTTATCCGGGCAATCGACCCGGCCGACAAAGAATTCGGGGTCACAAATGACAACTAGATACCCGGTCAAAAAACCCGTTATACCGACCATTTGCCGTCAGCAAGGGTGCGGCACCATAACGAGCCTAAAAAAACTACGGGGTGGCCACGGCCAAATGTTCACCCGCGCCGCAACCGACTTCAACCGCATGTACCAAGCAGCGTTAAACGCCGGGTTCGAGTTACAGGTAATCGGCGATTACCGCACACTTGCCCGCATGAAGCAACTATTTTTTGATCGCTACCAACTCGAACCGTCCGGGCGGGTACCCAAAGTAACGCGCCGCTATCAAGGCAAAACGTGGTACCTAAAAAAAGGCAAATCACCATGCGCCGCACCACCCGAAGGCACACCACCGAACCAAACCGGCGGCTCAATGCACGGCTACGGCCTCGCGGTCGACGTCAACACCCAAGCGGCACAGCTCTTGTCGTGGCTACGCCGTAACGCCCCGAAATACAACTTTTACTGGCAAGGACAACCCACACTGCCCAACGGGAAACCGAACCCTGAGTGGGAGTCATGGCACCTAAATTGGGTTCAACCCGCCACCACTAAAAAAACCAAGTAATCTAACCCGTTGACGAGTTTCCCTCTGTCAGACACGGTAACCCCGGCCCGGTGCGTTTTTAGCCTTTCTCACCGGCGCCGGGGTACTTGCATTTTGCGCCCCGGTTCCCTA